GGCGATCGCGGCCGAAGTCGTCGTGCCGCCCTCTTCCAGCGTGCTCGTAGCGGTCAGATAGACCTCGGCCACGTGGTAGCCGTCCGGGTCGAAGCGATCGAGGAAGTGCGTCGCGAACCACACGGTCAGAGCGAAGCGCCACGTGCCGGGCTGCAACGCATAGCGTTTCAGTCGGGCGGTCATCGTGCCCTCGCGCGGAGGATCAAGGAACAGCAGCGTGCAGCCGGTGACGTTCACGAAGAGATCAATCGCATACCCGACCAATAGGATCGGCGTCCCGAAGGCGTAGGCGACTCCGGTCAGCGTGCCCGCGTCTCGCGCTCGCTTGAGCGACATGACGGCGAGGAAGAAACCCCACAGCACGTAGAACGGCAGCACCAGCCACACGATCACGAAGGACAGCGGGCCGCTGACGACGTTGAGCACGGGCGCCAGTTGATCGAGCACCGGCTTCGCGACCGCAAGGATCGGTTCGAGCGCAGCGAGGTACGGGGCGATGGCGCCCCAAACGGACAGCAATAGGGTCAGGATTTCCACGGGTTACTCCGGTTGGTCTTGGGATGCCTCTGCGGGCGCAGAGTCTTCGGTCGCAACGGCAGGCGGTGCGCTTTGTTCGATCGCGAGGCGGTCGGCTTCGGCGCGGGCGTCGGCCTGCGCTTTCATGACCTCTTCGGGAATGGGTTGCGGCGCCGGGCGCACGCTCAGAAGCTCGCCCACGTAGGGCGCGACGAACTTCGGGATGTGGGCGAAGAGCGCGTCGGCATCGGCCGGCATCGGCGTCATGTCGGCCTTGATCTCGGCGAGCAGCGTGTCGAAGGCGTGCCACACGATCGAGCGGTAGGACCGCAGCGCCTGCCCGAGCGCCTGATACAGCGGCACGGCGGGCTCTTCGGCGTAGCTCACGGCTTCGTCGATGCTGTCGAAGTCCTGCGCCACGGCGACGGCATTCAGCATAGTGCGGATGCCGGCGCGCATGGCATCGATCGCGTCGGGCGTGGCCTCGGCCACGGCGACCTCTTCCACGGCCGCCACGGGGCGCGCAACGAGCTTCCATTTGCCCTTCACGCGGTCGAATGCGGGGATGCCCTCTTCCGTCTCGGCCGGCGGCTTGCGCTCGGTCGAGAAGGCCGGGATCAGGAACTTGCCGGGCTCCATCGGCGACGGGTCGGCTTGCGACTCGCCGAGGAAAAAGCCCGTCTCGCGGTCATAGGTGTAGACCTTCATGGGGGATGCCTCAGTACTTGATGAACAGGGAGAAAGCGACGTTGCGCGGCCGGGCTTCGGAGCCGTCGGACTGCACGCTCATCCCCGTGGTCTTCGCGCCCATCCACATGCCCGTGCCGGACCCTTGGATGCCGATGCCGGTACCGTTCGCGCCGATGCCGACGCCGTGGGCGTGGTGGCCGTCGCCGTTCAACCCCTGCGTCGCGTAGAGGTTGAACGACGGCTGAATGCCGGGCACGCCGATGTAGCCCGGACCCGGCGAATTCGGCGGGATGGCGTTGCCGTGCGTGTGCTGGCCGGCGCCATCCGTCCATGCGGAGTGAATGTGGCCGGGGTCATAGACGCCGTGCCCGTGGCCCGGATCGTTCAACGTGTGGACGTGGCCGGGATCGTTCAACGCGTGCGCGTGCGCCCGGTTCGCGTGGTCCTGATACGAGCCGAAGGCGCGGCCGGAGTCGATGCCGCGACCGTCGTCAAGCGCGCGCAGGAACACGCCGCGAAGGTCCGGGATGCGGAAGTCGGAACCCGCCACGCCGGACGAGAAGCGCCCGCTCATGTTGTTGTTCCACCAGTCGGTTTCGCTAACGACGCCGCCGGTCGATTGCGCGTAGCTCCAGAGCGCCGGGTAGGCCGCGCGCGACAGCGTGACGCCGTTGAGCTTGAGCCAGCCGGAGGGCGCCACGTTGCCCGCGAAGTAGGCGACCATGCCCGCCGGCATGCGGAAGCCGACATTGACGACGCGCCACTCCTTCGAGCCGTTGCGGGTCAGCGTGATCGTCTCGCCGAAGACAACCGGGTAGGCCGCCGCCGAGCCGCCCGGATAGACGAATTGGTCGTCGTCCGTGGGCACCAGCGTCGCATTCGCGACCGAGCACACGAGATGCACGCTCCCCCCGATGCGCACGGTCGCAGCCTTCGGGATCGTGACGGTGCCGCCGTTGTATTGCAGGTCCACCCATCGGCCGATGTCGCTCAAAACGACGGCGCCGTTTGCCGTCGCGATGGCTTTGCCGCCGGACGAAGGGAAGTTGAGGCCCACGCGGTTGACGTACTCGCCGTTGACGGCCTTCTTCGTCTCGTCGAACTGCGGCGGCGTCACGAGGTTCAGCGCCCCCGTCATCGTGTCGCCGGCCTTCTTCACGTACTGGGGATGCGGATCGAGCTTGCTTTCGTGGTCGCCGATCAGCGCCAGCGCCTGCGCGCTGTCCGGGTCGATCACGATCGTGACGGAGCCGGCCGGAACGCGGGTCAGTTGCAGGACGAAGGTCGCCACATAGTCGAGCCCGTTGCGCTGCACGAGCACGTTCGACGGATGCGAGTGGACAGCGAAGAGCACGCCGCCGGCAGTGGGGTCGCCGGCCCAAAAGGCAAGCTCGGACGCGTCGTAAGGCGTGCCCTCCCACGACAGGAAGCGGCACGTCATCTTGAAGCCGCCGGTACCGCTGACTTGGCCGCCGCCGATCGCGACAGTTTCCTTGCGGTTCGCCATCGCGGTCATGCCCGCGCCAGTGGCTTGAGCGTCGTACTTGCCGGTGCCGAGCGAGACGTGCGTGATCGCAAGCTGTAGCTCGTTGTTGTCGGCGACGATCGCCGCCGCCAAACCGGCGTCGGTGATCATGGGATTGATGATTGCAGGCATGGCGCCAATGCTCTTCGGCGCGCATGCCCCGGCCGGGGCCGTTTTTCCCGATCAGTAGTCGTCGTCGATCATCAGCTTCATGAACGACGTGACGGCCGAAACGCTGCGCTGCTTCTTCGCGTAGTAGGAGGCGATCAGGACCGCGATTTGCCCGTTCGTGATGTCGGGGTTGATGCGGTAGACCGGGCCGTGGTCGTCGATGCCGTTGCGCTCAATCCGGTTCTTTGGCTCGTGCTGACGCACGCTGTCGGTCAGGTTGATCAGCCCCTGCGAGTCGAGCCCGAAGTAGGCCGTGATCGCGTCGCGCATGTCGTCTTCCGGGAAGACCGCATCGAAGTGCGCGTCGTTGTCCTGCGTCGTGATCCGCAGGAAGCCGGGCCGGTCGCCCGCCTCATACTCGGCCGCACGCGCCACGAGCAGCACGTCGGTCGCCGCGTCGAAGGCGCACATCATGCTCACGGCGTTGCCGAGGAAGCCGGCGACGTTCACGCGCATCTTGACCGCTTCGGTCTTGCTCATGGCCGCCCGCCTCCCACGACCCACGAGCCCGTCGGCTTGTCCACTGCGGAGCCCGGCGCGTAGTTCGTGCCGCGCGCTTCCACGACGACAAGGTAGCCGTTCGGGTCGTAGCTCGGCGCGAAGGGATCGTGCGCGTTCGCGCCGCCCTGCCCGTCGTTGTCTTCGCCGGCCGCCGGCACCATCAGCATGGGCACGCTCGCGCGCACGTTGATGTCGAGCGCGAGCACGGTCTGATTCTTGACCTCGTTCGCCTGATTCATCGCCACGAGATCGGGAATCTCGATCGCGCACGGCCACTGATCCGTCAGCCCGGCGAGCTTCACGTCGTAGCGGAAGGTCCGGTTTGCGAAGCTCGACACGAACAGGTGCAATTGCATCGCCAACGAGCGCGCCGTGGGCTCGTCGGCCGCGATGATCGCGACTTGCGTGCGGATGTCGGCGAATACGGCCCGCATTTTGAACAGGCGATTCTTCGGGTCGCCGGGGATCATGACATCCACCGGGTCGGCGAGTCCGCGACCGAACTCGGGCGGCGCCGGCACGAAGTCTTTCGCCATGCACGCGATCACGATCGGCAGCTTCGTCTTCGGCTGCACGACGCCGGAGTTGTCATTCTTCCGGTAGGTTTCGAGCATGTCTTCGACCTGATCGACCATGCGGCCCGGCGCCCACACGGCGGCCTGCGAGAACGGCCGCGCCGCGAACTCGCGCAGCGCGGGCGTGTCCGCGATCAGCATCGAGTGCCAGCGGTGCAGGTACTGGCCGAAGCCGACCTTCACGGGATCGGTGAAGTTCGACATCGCTTAGACCGCCCGGCCGTATGCGCGACGCATGAAGCCGACTTCGGCGCTCTCGACCTCGGGCGCGGCGTCCTTGATCACGCTCAGAGCCGCGAGCGGCATCTTGCGGTACTTGTCGTAGTCGGGAAGCTCGGCGTTCGTGCGCGGCAGCACGCCGCCCTCGCTCGTGATGTCGTCGAGCACGCCGGTCTTGCCGGACGCGAGGCGGCCGATCAGAAGGTCGTTCTCCTTCGTGACGCGCTCCAGCGCTTCGAGCGCAAGCTGATGCTGCGATTGCAGGCTGTCGAAGAGGTTGAGCATGTGCGAGGCGGCGGCCGTGCTGTCGGCCATCGCCGCGTCGAGCAGCGCGAACATTTCTTCGCGCTCTTCCGCGTCCGGGCTCGTGATCGCGTCGAGCACGGCCTTGTGGCCGCGATTGGTCGTGTAGTTCGGCTCGAACACATAGTCGAAGCCGTAGAAGTCGGTCGGGATGCTCGGGCGCGTGCGCGGGATCGCGTCGATCGCCGACGAGAAGCCGCCCGACTGGCTGTCGTAGAGGCGTTCCGCGAGCCGGCCTTCGACCGTATCGAGGAATTCGTGCTCGTGCGTGATGTTGCCCTGATCGTCGCAGTGCAGGTAGGTGCAGCGCACGGCCAGCGGCAGGGAGATCACCTTCCCGTCAAGGATGCCGCCCTCCTGCGTCTGCATGCCGAACTTGATCCGGGGCCAGTGCCCGTAGTAGCCCTGCATGTCGCCGAGCTTCACGCGCTCTTGCACGTCCGGCCCGTTGATCAGCGCGGCGAGCGCGGCCGTGTCGAAGTGGCGATCCACGCCGCGATGCTGGCGACCGCGATCGTGGACGTTGTAGGTAATGCGTTTCGTGCGATTCATGGCTCAGTCCCTATGCAAAGGTGCCCTCGAACGACGCGACCGAAGCGCCCGCGTAGTAGCGGAGCGTGATGCCGGCGTCGAAGGTCGATTCATCAACGATCGACATTTTCATGACCATCCGGGCCGGCAGAGAGGCCCGAAGTCCCGATGCGATCGCATTGGCGTCGCCGCCCGTCGTGGCGCGCGCGGGCAGCGTCACTTCAATGCGGCTCGTGAGGAAGTGATCCTCGGTTTGCTCGGTCGCGAGCGCGGTCGGATAGTCCTCGCCCGTGTCCTGCCACATCTGATCGGCCTTCCAGACGTTCGGCCAGAGCAGTTGCAGGTACGTTTCCAGCAGGTGCCGGCCGCGCTTCGGATTCTTCGCACGCCACGCGCGCAGCAGGTACGCGCCAGCGCCCGACGCCGTGTCGGCGCCCCGGTAGATCGCGAGGCCGTCGGCCGCCAGCGACGACTCGACCAGCGCGCGCGGGCCATGCTGCGGCATGCCGAGCACGTTCACGTAGCGCTCGTCCGGGCGGATGTACGTGTCGAACATCTGCTTGAAGAGCGCCTTCAATTCCGCTTCGAGATCGTCGGCTTCGTGCGAGGCGACCAGCGGCTGCAAGTCGGGCGCCGCGACCTTCAATTGCGGCGGCGACTCGCTCGCGCTGGCGAGCACGTTGAACTCGGCGGCGCCTGTGATGTTCGGCGCGCTCGCGCTGATCGCAGCCATGACGGGATTGAGATCGAACATCCCGGACAGGTTCGGCGAGGAAGCCGCGATCGGGCTCGCGCGCATGTCCGACAGTGCATCAGCGGTGATTGACGATCGCGACTCGATCACGACCGCGCCGGTCGGCGCCGCATTGAACTCGGCAGTGATGTCGGTGCGCGACTCGATGACCACGACGCCCTTCGGCACTTCCTTCGACTCGGCCGTGATGTCGGCGCGCGTCTGCACGACCGCGATCGCCTTCGTGCCGACATCGCCGTCAGCGGTGACAGCGGAGCGGCCCTGCGCCATCGGGTTGCCGACGCCGACGATGTTGCCCTCGGCCGTGATCGCGGCCGTGGTTTCAACGATCTTGCGCCACGGCGGGTTTGTTGCGTCGAAGGTGCCAGCACCAAAGGGAGCGAATCCGAACATGTGTGACAGCCTTTCAGTATTTGATGCAGGCGAGCAGCGCCACGTTGCGCGGTCGCGCCTCTGCGCCGCCGTCCGCGTAGATGGAGATACCCGTGCCGGCGCCGTAAATGCTGATGCCGGTGCCCGACGCGCCTACGCCTACGTTGTGGCTGTGATTGCCAGCGCCTTCGGTGCGCAGGAAGCCGGAACTCGTGCCGGTCCCGGTGTCCACGATGCCCGACCTCCAGCCGGAAGTGCCGATATACATGATGCCGTGATCGTGATTGCCCTGCGCGTCAGTCCATGCGCTATGCGCGTGGCCGGGGTCGTACACGCTGTGCGAGTGCGCGGGGTCGTACACGCTGTGAGCGTGGCTCAGGTTCTGCGAGCCCTGCACGGTCGCGAAGCCGCGCCCGTTGTCGAGCGTGCGCGCGTCGTCCCATCCGCGAATGAACTCGCCGCGAAGGTCCGGCAGATTGAACGTCGTCGAGCCGTCTCCCGATCCGAACGTGCCGCCGATCTTCGAGAAGAGCCGCGCATACGTAGTGCGCGAGACGGCCGCGCCGTTGGCCTTGAGCCATCCGCTCGGCGCGGCGCTCATGGCGAAGTGCTGCACGGCGCCCGCGAGGTTCATGCCGATCGCGTCTTGCCAGTCGAAGCGCAGTGCGTCGGTCGTGGGCGCGAGCGCGGTGAAGCTCACGAACTTGTCGCCGATGCTGAAAGACACGGCGTTGCCGCCATTGCTCGATCCGACGACGGTCGTGCGCGTCAACGTGTTCGTTGCGCTGTACGTGCCGACGCCGAACTCATAGGCGCCCGTTGGGCGGCCGACCTCATCGACCGCCTTGATCATGTAGTGGCACTTCGCGCCGACCGTGAGCACGTCGCCGAATCGAGCGAAGCCCGGCATCCCCGACAGGGCGATGATGCCCGCGCCGGTAGACGTGCTCACTTCGAGGACGTTGCTCTCGAAAACCTGATTCATGAAGGATCAAGCCCCGCTGTCTTCGTCCGGTTCGGCGTCGGTGGCGGGTTCGGGCTCGCTGGCGGGCTCGGCGTCAGCCGGCGGCGGCGCAAGGCGCGCAGCCTCTTCGGCGGCCTGCTCTGCTTCGAGCGCAGCTTGCTCGGCGGCGCACGTGATCATGTCCGGCACCGGCAGCATGGGATACAGCGTCTCGACGGTCGGCTCTTCGATCTCGCCCGCTTGGAACTGCGCGAGGATCGCGTAGCACTTCGCGTAGGTCAGGGAGCGCAGCTTGCGGAGCATCCGGCCCTCTGCCCAAAACTTCGGCACCGACTTCTCTTCCGCGTAGCTCACGGCCGTGTTGATGTTGTCGTAGTTGAAGTTCTGCGCGGTAGCGTCAAGGTAGCTCTCGACGACAGATTGAAGCGCCTTGATCTTCATTTCGAGGGTGATCTCGGCCGGCGGCGGCGGGCTCGGAGGGTTCGAGCCTTCCGGCACTTCGACCTTCGGAATGTCGCGCAGCACCCATCCGCCGTTTTCCTCGGCGGCGTACTTCCCTACGGGAGTTGCAGGCGGCTCGGATTCGAGGCAGTTGCCGGGGATCAACCAGACGAGATTGCCGGCGGCGAGATCGGCCGGCGACAGGTCGCTCTCGTCAAGGTGGATCGCGCGCATGTAGGCACGCGACACCGGGTCGTAAGAGAAAACAGTCTTCGTGTAGCTCATGGGATTCAAAACTTGATGACCGCCAACATGGAGACGTTGCGCGGCCGGCTTTCGTTGCCGCCGTCGCCGTTGATGGAAATGCCCGTGCCGGCGCCGTAAATCCAGATGCCGGTACCGGACCCGCCGATGCCGACGTTGTGGCCGTGGTTGCCGCCGTCGTTAAGCCAGATGCCGGTGCCCGATGCGTCCGTGGCGCGTCCGACCAGCGGGTTTGCCGCGAAGGCGCCGCCGCCCGGCGTCGTGGTGTTGCCGTTCGGGCCGGAGAATCCGTGGGCGTGGCCGGGGTCGTTCACATGGTGGTTGTGGTTGCCCTGCGCGTCAGTCCAAGCAGTGTGACCGTGGCCCGGATCGGCGACGCCGTGAGCGTGGCCGGGGTCGGAGATACCGTGGCCGTGCCAGAGGTTTTGACTGCCCTGCACAGAGCCGAAGGCGCGGCCGTTATCCAGCGTGCGGCCGTCATCCCACGAGCGGATGAATTCGCCCCGGAGATCAGGCAAGGCGAAGGTGTTCGCACCGTCGCCCGCTCCGAACTGGGTACCGATCGCGGCGAACAGGCGCGCATAGCTCGTGCGCGAGATTTGCGCGCCGTTGCACTTGAGCCAGCCGGCCGGCGGCACCGACGCGGCGCTGTAGGCGACCGTGCCGGCGAAGTTGAGGCCGAGCGCTTCTTGCCAGTCAAAGCGAACGCGATCGGTGTTCGGGGCGAGCGTGCTCGCAGAGATGTACTTGGTCGTGCCCGCAGCGAACGACTCCATTGCGGTACTCGTCGGGCCGATGCTCGATCCGAGGCATTGCGAGCGCGCGAGGTAGTTGCCGCCGTTGTAGACCGAAAAGGTGCCGATGCCGTACTCGTACTTGCCGGTAGGGCGTCCCACCACATCGACCTCGCGGATCGTGTAGTGGAACGTGTCGCCGGCCCCGTACTTGTGACCGAAGGCCAGAAAGCCCGGCAGTGCGATCGCGCCGCCTGCGGTGCCCTGTAGGCCAACCCAATTCACGTTGTCGATCGCTGCTTGCGTCGATTCGAGAATCAGGTTCTCAAAGTGAAAGCCGGCCATGACGATTACGCCGGGGTTGCGGTGACGAGCGTGATGGTCGTGTCAGCCTTGATCGCGGGGATCACGCCGAGACGGCATTGCACGTCGGGAGCGAGCTTGCCGCGCACGATGATCATGCTCGGGCCGGTCTTCGCGTAGCCGATGCTGATCCACGTCGCAAGCTGCTCGACGCCGCCGGTCATTTCCGGGAACTCGACGCGCGCCGACGGCGTGATGATGTTGTTCGTCACGTTCCACTTGGCAAGCAGGCGGTCGATCTCGATGCCTTGATAGCCGACGTAGTTGACCTCGTTCGTCTCTTGCGTGCCGGTCGGGCCGGGGTCTTGCGTGTGCAGGCGCATGACGAGCTTCGTCAGCGGAGCCGACGCGGCGTTGTCGAACAGGCCGGGGATCGCGGCGCCGTGGAAGATGCCCTTGGCGAGCAGGTTTGCAAAGGGGGTATTGAACATGGGAAAGGCTCCTAGGAAATCAGTAGTTCCAGAGCGACACGCCGTACTTGGCGCTGCTCACGTTGACGGTCAGGCTTGCGGCCGTGATGTGAAGGAAGTGCTCGGGAAGGTCGTCGCCGGGCAGCGTCACGTTCACGTCGAACTCGGCGCGTTCGTCGCGCAGTGCGTCGATGCCTTCGCGAAGCAGCTTGTTGATTTGCGACTTCTTGATCGGCTGACCCATGCCCTGCGACACGTTGATCGCGCCGTCGCCGAAGTACTCCAGCAGCAGCGCGCGAATCTGCGACTCGACCGTGGCCAAGTCCCACGAGATCGCGACCGAGGCAGTGACTTGCACGGGCACGGGCATGAGCACGGCCGGCACGAACTTCACGCGGTAGCTGTCGTCCGCGCGCTTCACGAGCGTGCTGATGCGCTCTTGCAGGGTCGCGTCGGCCATGCCAGCGACAAGCCCGGACACGAACAGGCAATTGATGTTGTTGACGTTCGCGCCGCGCACGCCCTCTTCAATCTGCTCGTTCCAGACGGACAGGAAGCGGATGCCGGAGAGGTACCGGCGCAGCAGGAATTCAAACTCGCCGAGGTAGACCGCGTTGTGGTCGTAGATCGCCGGGTAGCGCGCCATAACGCGAAGCTCGGAGATCGTGTGCGGCGCGGCGCCTTCGTCCTGCACGCTCGACAGCTTGAGCGACACGCCGACCTCTTCGGCCGCGAAGATGTATTCGAGGTTGAAGTCGGTACCGGGCGCGAGATCGACGATGCGGCCGTTGCACTCGGTGATCTCCAGCGTGAACTCGTCGCCGGTTTTCACGCCGTAGCCGATCACGGTCGCCTTGCCGAACTTCACGAACATGCGGCGAAGCTCGTCCGTCTCGACTTGGTAGCAGTTCTCGTCCGGGCCGACGTTGAACCAGTCCGGCGCGTAGGTGAACTCTTCGGTGCCGCGATACACGACGAGCGTGTTCAGGTGCATGTCGTCGGCCGACAGGCTCACGGGCAGGCTGTAGAAGTCCTTCGCGTCGTTGATGATCTTCGTGATCGAGCGGCGGCGAACCTGCGTCACGCCAACCGTGCGCGACTCGCCGGCCGGGATCGCGATCGCCGAATCCAGTTCGTAGATGCGGCCCTTCTGATCGAGGATGCGACGCTGCGCGCCGAGCGTGACTTCGACGCCGGCCGCGTCCTTGTTCTCGATCGTGATCGTCGCCTTCGCGGCTCGGCCGAGCGGCAGGATGCCTTTCAGCGCGGCGTCCGCGAGCACCGTGCCGTCGCGCGACTTCACGAAGGGCTCGAACTTCGAGCTATCCACTTGCGTGGACAGCATCGACAGCATGGTCGCCTGCGCGGCAAGCTGCGCCAGCACGCGAGGATCGCCGGCCTGCACGTGTTGCGCGACCGTCGGATAGCTCGACAGCGCGTTTATCGCGGCCGTCAGGAACGACTCTTTCGTGATCGCGGTCATGGCGTCGCTCCGATGTCAATGAGTTGCCCGCCGATCTCGAACGCGACGACCTTCGTCTCGAAGTTCTTGTCGTAGGCGTAGACGTTCACGGCGCCGGGCGCGGCGCGCGACAGCAGCGGCACGTCTTCACGCGCCTTCGCGATGAGATCGTCCGCAAGGCCCGAGGCCATCGGCGTTTGCAGCAGGCTCTTCACTTCCGAGCCATAGCCAGAGCCGAGGTAGCCGTTCACCGGGCAGGCGAGCCAGTGCCGAACCATGTCGGACAGGTCGCGGGACGTGATCGGGGTCGTTTGCATGCCGGTGATCGTCTCGCCCGAGACGACTCCGACCGGGGCCGTTTTTCCGAAACGGAGAGCGCGGCCGCGCGCTATCAATTTGATAGCACCGGCCAGGTTCAAATGCCTCAAAAATTTTTTGCTGCGACCCCCTTGTGCGGTCTAATTGGATATGGCTACAATTGAGCCATCCGAACAACGCACCGAAAGACGACGATGACCAACGCCCTGAACACCGCCCGCATCGAGAAGGCTGATGCCGCCGCCCGCGAACTGCTCGCCGCCGGTTTCGCAACGAAGGCCGCCCAAGGCCGCGCCCGCGACTTGGCGTCGCGCTGCTACAGCGATGCGAAGGAACTGATCGAGGGCTACTACGAGTTGGACCTCCCCTACGAGACGAACAACTTCCGCGCGAAGCACGCCGACATGGTTCGCAAGCTGCGCCCGCAGTCCGCCGAGGCGCTTGCCTTGGTCGAGCGCGCCGTGGCCCTCTACGTCGAGATCAAGGCCGCGCCGATCGCACCGAAGGCCGAGCGCAAGGTGAACGACGCCGGCCAACTGGCGATGCGCTCGGACGCTTTCAACCCCGTCCTGCGCGCCGAGTTCATGAAGCGCGCGCCCGAGATCAAGGCTGACTACATCGACGAAGTGCGCGCCGTGGCCGCCATGTTCGCGAAGGAATTCGGCGACGCGATCCCTGCGTCCCTCCCCCGCAAGTACCCGCGCAGCGTGCAAGCCGACCATCGGTTTTTCAGGGATCACGCCGACACGATCAAGACCGGCTACAACGAATACAAGCTCGTGCTCAACGAAGAGGCTGTCGAAGTGAAGGCCACGAAGTACGCCGAAATGGTCGCCCTGCAATGGTTCTACAAGACGAACGCAAAGCTC